CCTTAAAAATCCTCCGGGGGTTGATATTTGAAAAGGTCGACGGAAATTTACAAGCTAAAACCTGGGGCTATCTGTGGTAAATCCCCCTAAAAACCTCCTTAAAAGTGAACGCAAACCTCAGATAGTCCCATTAAAAGATATTTGTAGTCATCAAAAGGGTCCTCCAAGATTGCTAGTCTTCCCTTTTCTGTCGGTCTCGCAATACCGCTCTCCTTTCAGGAAGACGCTGATTCCTCACTTTCCTTAGAACAAGGCGGTTTTGGGGGATTCTTTTGATGATTACAAACAAAAGGAGAGAGAACAATGAAGAAAAAGTCAGCCGGAAAAACTAATCCGATAAAATTGCGTCCGGCCTTGACACCGGAAGCTCAGGAGAGTCAGTGCATAGCGCTTGCGATGGACCAGGCGAGAAAGCAGCTGATGGAAGGAACCGCATCTTCCCAGATAATCTGCCATTTCCTCAAACTTGGATCGTCAGATTCAAGACTTGACAGAGAAGAAACCGAAGAGCGAATCAAACTTACCAAAGCAAAGACTGAATCTTACGAAAGCATGAAACATATCGAGGAGCTTTACGCAAATGCTATTGACGCAATGAAGTCATACGGTGGAGGTGGTCCACTTGATAAGGACATATAGCGAACTTATCACCATCCCAACATTTGAAGAGCGATTCGATTACTTAAAACTTAATGGATTGATCGGAATGGAAACATTTGGTTCAGACAGATATTTGAATCAGGCACTTTACAGATCGCCAGAGTGGAAAGCATTCAGGAACAGGATAGTTATCAGAGATAACGGATGCGATCTTGCGTTTCAGGACAGAGGAATCTATGGAAACATTCTCATCCACCATCTCAACCCGATAACTGCCGAAGATATTCTGAGCCGCTCACCAGCTCTGTTCGATTCGAACAATGTAGTCTGTGTCTGTCTTAACACCCACAATGCAATCCACTATGGAGATGCCTCTCTTCTGGTTCCTTCAAACCCCACCGAGAGAACTCCGAATGATACTTGTCCTTGGAAGGGAGGAATCTGATGGGTAGCATCCTGAATTCTATCAAGAAAAACCTCGGCATCGATTGCGATTACATTGCTTTCGATCCCGATATCATCATGTGCATTAATGCTGTATTCGGAACCCTTCACCAGCTTGGTGTTGGACCAGCAGAAGGCTTTCGAATCGAGAGTGAGAGAGAAGATTGGTCAGACTATCTTACCTACGGCAAAGAGATAAACGAGGTAAAGACCTATATCTATCTCAGAACCAGACTTCTCTTTGATCCGCCGGATAGAGGCGCAGTATTAACTTCCTTCCAAGACCAGATTCGTGAACTTGAATGGCGAATCGTCGTGAAGGTTGACGAACTAAAGACCGAATGGGAGGAGGCTCAAAATGGAGAATAACATGTCCTATGACGAACTCGTACACACCTTATTCGCAGAAGAACCTCCTGAAGATGACCATCTCGAACATCATGGAATCCTTGGCATGAAGTGGTATCGCAGAAGATTCCAGAACGAAGACGGATCTCTCACTCCGGCAGGAAGAGAAAGATACGGTGTTGGTGAAGCAAGAGAAGGCTCCGGTGACAAACAGAAGAAGCCTGGCATCGTTGAACGACATAAGCAGAAGAAAGAAGAGAAGCGTAAAGCTGCTGAAAAGGCCGCTCGTGTTAAGCGAATGCAGGAAGGTAAAGCCCGAAAAGCCGAAGAAAAGAAGTCAGCCGAAGAGCATGAAGCAGCTAAACAGAAAGCGCTTCGGTCAGCAAAAGCTTCTGAAATCATGAAATACCGAGATGAGCTTACTGATCAGGAGATGAAGGACGCAGTTGCTCGAATCGGTTGGGACGAGGCTCTTAGGAAGAAAGCTAAAGAAGAGAACCCGGACAAATTAACCAAGGCAATGAAGGTTGTTGATAAGTATGGTAAGGCAGCAGGATCAATCGCCACTGCCACAGAAAACACAACCAAGATGTATAACAACATTGCTAAGGCTCTTAATACTTTTACCGGCAGTGATTGGCCTCTTGTTGGCGACAGCAAGAAGGATCAAAATAACTCCGATAAAGGCAGCTCTGACAAGCCCAATAATAAGCCAAACAACAAACCTAATAATGACAAAGGTCCTTCTAAGAAGGATAAAGAGAACTTTGAAAAGACCATGAAAGAAGCCACTAAGATTCTTGGCGAGGCTGCAAAGAAGGTCGATGAAGAGTCAAAGAAGCAGGCTGAAGATAAACGCGACTGGACCGTTGATGACAAACCTGCGAGCAACGGTTCTTCTTCGTCCAATTCAAGCGACAAGGGTGTCTTCGATACAAAGTTCGAGTATTCGGATGCCAAGGCAGATCGAGCAGAACAGATTGGTAGAGACGCAGTAGAGAGATACCTGCAGCTCGAAGATAAGCGTAAGGGGTGATAACGGATGCTTTCAAACACCGCAACGCCTTATTACTACGGAAAGTTCAGACAGGATGTCCTCAGAGGAAAGATCCCGGTTTGCAAAGAGATCTCTATGGAGATGAACCGAATAGACGATCTCATTGCCGACCCTAGATTCTACTACGATGATCAGGCAGTCGAAGGATGGGTTCGTTTCTGTGAAAATGAGCTTACCCTTACCGACGGTTCAGACCTCAATCTTCTTGATTCATTCAAACTTTGGGGCGAACAGATATTTGGCTGGTATTACTATGTTGAAAGGTCTGTCTACGAACCATACGAAGACGGGCATGGCGGTCGCTACGTTACCAAGATGATCAAGAAACGGCTTGTTAATAAGCAGTATCTTATAGTCGCACGAGGCGCCGCCAAGTCCATGTATGGTTCCTGTATTCAGAGTTTCTATCTGACGGTTGATACATCTACAACTCATCAGATTACTACTTCTCCGACAATGAAGCAGTCCGAAGAGGTCATGTCTCCAATCAGAACTGCTATCACAAGAGCAAGAGGACCGCTATTTCAGTTCTTAACAGAAGGCTCTCTCCAGAATACAACTGGGTCTAAGGCTAACAGATGCAAGCTTGCGTCCACCAAGAAGGGCGTCGAGAACTTCCTTACGGGATCTCTTCTGGAAGTAAGACCCATGAGGATTGATAAGCTTCAGGGTCTTAGATGTAAAATCGCTACAATCGATGAGTGGCTTTCCGGTGATGTCAGAGAAGATGTAATCGGTGCTATTGAGCAGGGTGCATCCAAACTCGACGACTACCTGATAGTCGCAACCAGCTCAGAGGGTACTGTTCGAAACAGCACGGGTGACACAGTCAAAATGGAGCTGATGGAGATCCTTAAAGGAGACTACGTCAACCCGCATGTATCGATTTGGTATTACAGACTCGACGATGTTAAGGAAGTTAGTAACCCGGATACGTGGCTTAAGGCTAATCCGAATCTTGGGAAGACCGTAACTTATGAGACTTACCAGTTGGACGTAGAAAGAGCAGAGAAAGCTCCAGCAGCAAGGAATGATATTCTTGCCAAAAGATTTGGAATTCCTATGGAGGGTTACACATACTTCTTTACATACGAAGAGACTATTCCTCACAGGAAGAGAGACTTCTGGCAGATGCCATGTGCCATGGGTGCAGACCTTTCTCAGGGTGGGGACTTCTGTGCATTCACGTTTATGTTCCCGCTTAGAAATGAGTCGTTTGGCATAAAGACCAGATGCTACATCTCAAGTCTTACACTTAATAAATTACCTCCTGCTATGAGGTTAAAATATGACCAGTTCATAGAAGAAGGGTCTTTAATGGTACTCGAGTGCACTGTTCTTGACCTTACAGTCGTCTATGAAGATCTCGATAACTTTATAGAGCGTAATAAGTATGATGTCAGATGCTTTGGCTATGACCCGTACAACGCTAAAGAGTTTGTTGAGAGATGGATGGTCGAGAACGGACCTTATGGCGTAGAAAAAGTTATACAGGGTTCCAAAACAGAGTCGGTTCCTCTTACAGAACTTAAGACTCTTGCGGAACAGCGGATGCTCCTCTTCGATGAGGAGCTTTTTTCATATACGATGGGCAACTGCATAACCATTGAAGATACGAACGGCAATAAGAAATTACTGAAGAAACGCTACGAGCAGAAGATTGACTCTGTGTCTGCAATGATGGACGCTTATGTCGCCTACAAGCTCAACAAAGAGGCGTTTGAGTAGGAGGTGACGACGATGTGGAGGTATAAAGATAGTTCTTTTGAGATTGCCGATCGCTTTGGCCAGGAAGCTTACGCCCACCAGTATTACCAGAACTATTTAGCCCACCACGGCATCTTAGGCCAGAAATGGGGAGTGCGCCGATTTCAGAACCGTGATGGCACTCTTACTGCTGAAGGTAGGGCTAGATATGGCGTCGGCGATGCGGCACAAGGAGCGAAGACTCTGACTACTGCTTACGGACGGTTTAACAGCAGGCAGAAAAGAACCAGAATTGGGGCACGTGTTGGCGCTAAAGCGGCTATCGTTGGTAGTACAGTGGCTGGTTCTGTAGCTGGTGCATACGTTGGAATGCCTGTTGGAGCGTCTAGAAAGTTAGGTTTTGTTGGAGGAAACTTGGGGCTAGGCTTGGGGAGAAATGCGGCCGATAGCATATATAAAAAAGCAGATCAAAAGCTAAACAAGCGACGCTTGGAAGATAACGATGTTAAAAGCAATAAAATAGTTATTGAAGAAGGGCAGGAGTTTAAAAGGACATCACTCAAAGAAAAAGAGGATGGTAAGGACCGACTATACGTTTCTCCAACATTATCCAATTTTGATATTGGGTACTATGAACAAGAGTGGCCAAAGTATCTTAAGAAGATATCGGGGAGAGAAGACACCAAAGTCTATCAAAATACTTATAAGACTACCATGTCTTTAGTCGCACCGTCATTAGATGAGCGTAAAGCTACTGCTCAGGCAATAGTAAACACTAATAAAAAGACGAGAGAAGAATTTGCAAAAGCCTATGCAATGGATCAAATGCGTCTAAGCAGCGGACTGCTAAATGCTAAAGACATAAATGATCTATTGCGTAAACACGACAGTAGACGAAAAGAGTGGGCCAATGAACTCGCAGATAGAGACCGAGCAAATGGAGTCGATAAGAAGACCATAGCTAAAAGCCAGAAAGAGCTTCGTTCATCTTTGGAAAAAGAAAGAGCCGGATTGCTATTCAACTATAATTCGATGGTGGATGGTATGATGAGGTCCGATCGCATTGACATGAATTCGAAAAATAATTTCAAGAAATTCACAGCATCTATTCCGACGTCTCCTAAGTTAATGAACTCCTACATTAAAGAGCTTAAGAAGCAGGGATATGAGGCGGTCTACGACGACAACTCTAACGGTGAAGCTCCATTCATCATCTTTGATCAGAAGTATCTGAAGCAGACCGGCTCCAGAAGAATAGCATAGGAGGTTCAAAATGTGGCATTACAACTACGAAGCTGCTTGCCTTTGCCATTCTTTTAAAGGGACCTCCTGGAAGGACCACAAGTACATTGCCAAGAAAAACGGCAAGTACATTTATCCTGGCGGTGGCAAGAAAGAGAAGACTCCTGAAGAAGTCGTTAAAGACATCAAGGGATACCAGAACAAGGATCTTTTTAAGACGGATGAAAATGGTAAGCCCATCACATCAAGAGAGCGAGCGTCCAGAAAGAGAAGGCAGCAGCGCCTTGAAAAGAGACAGGCTACTGAACAGGCAAAAACAAATAGTCTCAAGAGAAACAGCGTAAATCGTGCTAAGGCAGCAGGAGCCGCTGTTACCGAACGAGACAGAGCGTGGAAAGCTACTGTTCGTCGTACCGAAAGCGTCAAACGGGCTAAGAGCAACGCAAAAGAGCAGGCCAAACAACAGGATATTTGGAAGCGCAAGAAAGCGTATGCTGACAGGATAAATGCGTCCAAAATAGCCGAACGGAAACGAGCTATAAACGCTGTTAATCTTCGTAAAGCTAGTGTCAATAGGGCAAAAGAGAACGGCGCTGAAGTATCAAAGCAGCAGAAGGAATGGCAGAAGACTAAGAAGAAGGTTAAAAGAGAACAGGCCATGAAAGCAGCTAAACGAGCATGGGATAAGTTCTCCAACGTACCCTTCAAATGGAAGAAGTAGGAGATTTCAAAATGGCCAATACAATCATGGAACGACTAAGGCATTCATGGAACGCCTTCTTCAGCAGAGAGCCGACCACAACGCAGCTTCACGAATATGCTCACTATGGCTCATCTGTCAGACCGGACCGAACCAGGCTTTACAGAAGCGGCGACCGTTCAATTGTAGTAGCGGTCTTCGGCAGAATCGCCGTGGACTGTGCTTCAATTAACATCAACCACGTAAAGGTTGACGAGAACGATAACTTTACCGAAGAAATAAGCTCGAGCCTTAATTACATCTTCTCGACAGAGGCAAACATTGACCAATCGAGCAGGCAGTTTATAAGAGACATTGTAATATCGATGTTTGACGAGGGATGTATCGCGGTTGTCCCCGTTGATACAAACGTGAACCCGGATACTACGGATTCCTATGACATTCTTTCCATGAGAGTTGGACGGATTGTCGAATGGTTTCCGTATAGTGTCCGGGTTTCTTTATACAACGAGAGAATCGGACAGAAGCAGGAAGTTGTAGTCAACAAGAATGACTGCGCGATTATCGAGAATCCGTTCTATGTGATCATGAACGAACCTAACTCGATTTATCAGCGACTTCTTAGAGTTCTTAACAAACTCGATGTGGTCAACGAACAGATCGCTGCCAACAAGCTTGACCTTATTCTGCAACTTCCTTATGTAATCAAGTCTGAAGCTCGTAAGGAACAGGCTGAGAGAAGACGTAAAGAGCTTGAGGACCAGCTGGCTGGCTCCAGATATGGCGTAGCTTATACGGACGGAACCGAGAAGGTTATTCAGCTAAACCGTGCTGTTGAGAACAACTACTGGACTCAGGCTAAAGAGCTTATGCAGATGCTCTACAACCAGATGGGTCTTACTCAGGAGATCTTCGATGGAACAGCTGATGAAGCAGCAATGCTTAACTACTACAACCGTACTATTGACCCGATCATGCTGGCAATTACTGAAGAGTTCCAGCGCAAGTTCCTTACAAAGACTGCCAGAACTCAGGGCCATAGAATTAAATACTTCAGAGATCCGTTCAGACTCGTTCCGGTTAGCGAGCTTGCAAACATTGCTGATAAGTTCACCAGAAACGAGATCCTTACCTCTAACGAAGTAAGATCCGAAATCGGCTACAGACCGTCTGACGATCCTGGAGCAGATGAGCTGAGGAACAAGAACCTCAACCGCGATAAGAACGAAATCAATCCTAAGCAACAGCAGCCAGTGATTAACAAAGAGCAGGAGGCGAACATTCAAAATGGCGAATAAATACGATTTCGTCGGATGGGCAACGAAGAATGATCTTCTGTGCTCTGACGGCAGAACAATCAGAAAGGGCGCCTTTAAGGACTGCGACGGAATGGTCGTACCGCTGGTGTGGAATCATCAGCACAACGACCCCGAAAACGTTCTGGGCCATGCCCTTCTTAAGAATGAGGACGAAGGCGTAAGAGCCTATTGCACATGCAATGATACAGAAAAAGGAATGACTGCCAAATCATTAGTGATCCACGGAGACGTTGGGTCACTTTCTATTTGGGCAAATCAGCTCAAACAGAATGGCGGAGACGTCCTTCACGGAGTGATTCGTGAAGTTAGCCTCGTCCTTGCCGGTGCAAACCCGGGAGCAACTATTGATTATATCGTGGAACACGGAGAAGAATCCGGAGATTCCGCACTGATTTATCCGAATGGAGGAATCGAAATGTATCACGCTGAAGAAGAGAAAGAAGAAGTGGTCGCAGAGGAGAATACCGATACTCTGGAGCACGCGCAGACAGAAGACACGGCGAGCAAAGAGGACGAGGGATCTGATGAGACCATTAAGGATGTTCTCGACACTTTAAGCGAGAAGCAGAAGAGTGCGGTAATGCAGCTCATCGGGTATGCAATTCAGGACAACGCAAAAGAAGATAACGAGGAGGATGATGACTCTATGAAGCACAATGTATTTGACAATGAAAACAAAGAGCAGGGCACTTTCCTGAGCCATGCTGATATGCAGAAGATTTTCGCAGATGCCAAGAGATGCGGCAGCCTGAAGGAGGCAGTTGAGAACGCAATCGACGAAGGCATTATTGCTCATTCTATCGACACTACCGGTATGGAGACGGCAACTGGCCATCAGACCTACGGTTTCAACGATCCGGACATGCTCTTCCCGGAGTACAAATCTCTGAATACCCCGCCGGAGTGGATTTCCAGAGATATGGGCTGGGTACAGAAGGTTATGGGCGGTGTACACCGTACTCCGTTCAGCCGCATCAAGTCCATGTTCGCTGACATCACCGAGGATGAGGCAAGAGCTAAAGGTTATATCAAGGGCCAT